CAAGTGGTATATCGTGGTAAGACGTCCATGGAATATCGTGTTTTTCACACCATTTCGCATAAGTTGTCTTACTTTTTTTACTAATTGTATTGTAAGGGGATTGGAAGACCATCCTTAGATCTATATCAGGGTTATCTTTTTTAACTGCTAAGATCTTACGACGATCTTCTGCGTCCCAATAACCTTTTACTTCTAAGTATTTATAATTAGGAAGTTTAAAATCAGGGGTATATCTATGTTCAATGACATAGCTTAGCTTTTCAGTCTCATACTCATAAGAGATACCAAGACCTTCAAGTAAACTAGCTACATTCTCTTCTAACTTAGATCTGAATTTAATATCTGCCCTATTTTTTAATTTATTATAGGCTTTCTTAGCCCATGCTAGTGATTCCTCGGTGGATTCAACCATTAGGTTAGGTTTTTATCTATTAATTGACTTACAGCATCCAATAAGCGAAGCTTGATCTCATTGTTTAAAGTACTCTCTTGGTGTTTTAGAACCTCGATTTCAATAACAGGTGCGGTCATTTTAACTGTCGCTTTCTTTAGACCTGTAGAGTCATCTGTAACTGTTTTTTCTATCATTAGAAGTCATCATCATCATCGGGTGAATTAGTTTCATTAGTTGTGGTCACGTTTGGATCAGCAGTCTTGAAACCTGCTGTTGTACCGAATAATTCAGCTACCGCGTCGGCGTCTAAATCTCCAGCATCTACACCAGCTTCACCTTTTACTGAGACAACTTGAACACCAACCAACTTAAGGCTACTACCATAGGTAACCCCATCCCGTAGAATGTAAGGCTTTTGATAGAAACCCAGTTTAACAGTAGATCCTGCATATAGAGGTATTTTTACATCAGTAAGTTGAGTTCCCTCCGTGTCGACTACTGGAGGACGTGTCTCTTCATTCCAAGAGAATTTTAATTTATACTTATCCTTTGAAACCTCTTCCCATGGCTCAGGTTTAAGCGTGGAGCGTTTCGGATTTTTGAGCTTAGACTCTGCCCATTTAAGGACTTCAGCTCGCTCATTTTCTAACTTGTCGATAACATCATTATCAACTACAGCCGAGAGTGAATAGCCAAACTTACTAGGTGCTAGTATTGCTTGGAATCCCTCAAGGGTTACAGGGTTTTCAGTTTTGTGAATAGTTCTTGCCATTAGCAGAAAAAATAAGTGGAATCAATTACGGATTGTGGTTCTAAATAATTGCTAGACTTTGAATCAGTAATCGGTGGTTCAGTCTCCGCTCCAATTTGTTGAGCGAAGTCAGTAAGATAATCATGATCAGCAAACATGTGCATATAGGTCTCCCTGACTATAGTAGACAGTAAAGACATATCAGTAGCTCTACATAGTACTGAATCATGTATTAATGTAATAGGTTCATTAAATCGTTTAACGCTGAGGTGTAGAAGTGAAGCATCTAGGGAGTGAATAAGGTTAGGAGCAGTTGCTGCTTTATGCCTACTAATATCTACTTCCTCGTCCTCTCCTGTTGTTACCCTCAACTCACATCGTCCTAATAGTTGAAGTTGTATCGTTTGGGTTTTTTGCTTCATCAAACGTTGAACTACTACAAAACCAGAAGGTGTAGTCCATTTTAAGTTAGTCTCAACAGGTCGCCATCTTTTATTTTGTGGGTTTTTCTTAGTAGGATAGTTAATCCACGTATGAGGTCCACGTTTAATGGCTTTTGCTACTTCATCTTCAATCCATTTCATAACGGCCATTGGACCGGGAAATATTTTATGTGTAGAATCCCGTAACGCATGAGTAATTTGAGTTATATCATCTTTAGGTATATCTAAGTTTTTACCCTTAGCTGTCTTAAAATTTGTAATAGCAAACTCTTTAGTACATAAAGCAGCATGAGTATAACGCCAATTACTTTGGAACTTTGCATTATAAGGTATAGTCATAACTAGCCTTTTGGCTACCTTCCTATCTATATGGTTTTGCCATATTTTAGGACAAGCAAGTATAGCTTCGTCAGCTACCGCCTTATATGCGTCTTGTGGTCTATCAGAAGGTAACACATTAACG